TGGTTAAATTGTTTGCGGGATAAATTATTCTTTTTACACCTAAAGCATCTATTCTAGAAACTCTTACATAATTAACATAATCTTGTGGTAACACATTGCTAAGAGTATGAGGCACTGTTAGCTCTTGTGACTTAATAGATTTTAATGTGTCATAACTAAACTCCTGTAAACCTCTTTTAGCGTGAAATATTATATCACTTCTATTTGCTCTAGCTATTAATTTATCTTGACCAACGTAACCAACAATAAAATTGTTTACTACATCTTGCAATGTTGTGTAGGCATAACTACCGTAATTTTCTTCTGTAGCAGTTCCATAAGCATTTCTACTACCAAAACTTCCACCATCAATAGTTTTTAATTGACAAACTAAAACGTTGTTTTGAGGAAGTGGTGCTGCTAATATAACTATAGTATTGTTGTTTGGTTGCGCGTTTACACTATAGTTTAAAATATATTCCGTATAAGTTATTCCATCTGTACTACTATATAGTTTAAAATTATTTAAAGCATATTCTGGTATAGCAGGATCAAACGAACCAAATTCTAACAGCGTGTCAAATGTAAACGTAAACTCAGTTTGACCAGCAGGCGCTGTTACTACAAATCCCTGCGCTCCCGCGTAATATTGTGCATTAGTTTCGGTGATTAATCCACCATTTGGCATTGGCATATCTTATTGTTTTTCGTTATTATCTTGATTAGCTACGGCTTGCGATGCTGTTTGTATAATGTTTGGATCTTGTATTATAACTCCAGCGTAAGCTAATATTCTCATTATTAATTCGTCTTGCTCTGTCACATCTAGATCAAATTGTATTGAAGAAGTTTCTGCATACAAATAAGCTCCTGTTGTTGCGTCTAATGTAAAACCCCAAACAACGTCTCTAGGTTTAACTAAATATGAAATACTTATATCAGTACGTATAGAACGTGGATATATTTTTACAACATAATTCTCATAAGTATATAATGGAAATTTATCTGTAGGTTGAGTTAAAGGAGAAAGAATTAATTGTTTTAACTCATTAGGTTGAACATATTGACCAAGATCGTAATCTCTGTAAAATACAGATCCCAACCTGTACAACGTGTCAGCGGTACCAAATACAGTCGGTGCATCAGGAATTCCAAAATCTAATAGTGGAAACCCACTAACTACTCCATCATAAGGAATAGGTGTTGTTCTTTGGAAGAATTGTAGTTTTTCTTCAATATTTTTTATACGATTAGAGTATTCAGTATCATTTTGTTGTAAGCGATATTGTTGATTTAAATCACTAGCATATGCCTCAAATATAGTTAATTGAGCTTGTGTGCCTATTTTATTAAACTCATCTGGTGTTATATAACCTCTTTGTTGTTGGTTAAGTATTAATAAAACGGTTTGATATACTGAATTTACGTTTATCATTATATTATTATTTTAATAAAAGGCGGGCGAACCCGCCTTATTATTGTTATAGTCTTTTTTCTATAGACTTAAATACTTCTATTCCTTCATCAGTTTTAAACCAAGCAGCTATTGCTGAATATGGATTTTCATCAAATGGAACGTTTAAAAGCTTTCTATCATTACTAGTCCAATGTACAGATCTGTTATCTGGTGATACTCTAATAATCTGAGCTTCAACAGCGTTGATAGCAAAGTTTCTTAGTTGCACGTTTTCATCAGAGGCTAGTGATAAAAATAACTTAGGGTTTTGTTTAGCTAAAAGTAATAAATCTCTTCTTAGTTCTTTTGAAGACATTTTATTTACTTTAGAACCATACTCTACTCTTACTATTGCTTCAGCCATATCAACATCCATGTTTCTAGCAGCATTTAAAGCTTCAATTTCCCACTCAATAATTTCAATTTGATCATCAGCTATTTGTTGTGGTATATGTTCTTTATATCTTAAAGTTTTCATTGGGTGATATAAAGATAATAGTTTTTGTAATGCAATTTTTTCTTTTGGAACATTTAATGTACCATCTCTAAAAGTTATATGTCCTAAAGTTACTTCACCTTTTTGCTCATCTACAAATGGACTTGACATGTTTGTAGCATATCTAAGTTCTCTTTGTTCTTTACTTGCTGCATCATACCATAATAACGGGTGTCTTCTAGTATGTTTAGCAGGTATTGTAAACGTTAAAGGTTCTTTGTTTTGAGTTAGTATATAAGTTCTATCTTTTACTTCCCAGTCATCTTTTTTAACTGGTTTTATAGGTGTAGGTTTTTGAGTTGCAACAGCAACTTCTTCTACAGCTACGTCTTCTTGTTTTTTCTTTTTTGCCATAATATAATATAATTAAATAGTTTATAAAAGTAATAATTACCCCCGTCAATATAACGAGGGTAAAAATTACATGAGTAATTACACTCCTTTGAATAGTACAAAGTTGTTAGCAGCTTGAGTTACTAAACATCTTTCTGATAGGAAGTTAACTTCCATAGCATCAAGATCACTAGTAAATGCACCACCAACAGAACCTGTTAACCAAGACTTCATTCTTCTATCATCAGTTTGTGAAGCTCTATATCTTACGTGTAAGAAAGGTCTTCTGATGTTAGTTCCTAAAATTTGGTCATAAACAGTTGTAGTACCAGCTGGAATTAAAACTCCTTCAATCGAGTTTGGTCCAACTTGCGCACCTCTTGTAGAAGCATCGTTTAAGTATTTCCAATCTGTTTTGTAAAAGTCATATGAACCTCTTCTGAAACCGCTAAAACCTAAGTTTAACGCCATTTCTTCTGAGTTTTCAAATAAACCAAAAGCAGTACCACCTGCAGATCCAGCTGATATAGCAGCAAGCATATCATCAAAATCAAGAGCAGTTTGTCTGTCTAAGAATAACATGTTTTCTTCAATCGCACCCTGAGTATCTAAGTTTCTAAGAATATCATCGAAATCACTGATACCTGTAGCTGCAGCAAACCCAACTTGTACATTACCTCTATCTTCAATAGCAGCAAATAAACCTTGAGTTCCTTTTAATCCAGTGATAGGAGATACAGCAGCATCAACTAATTCACCTTCTACACACATCATTTCTAAATAATCTTCAAATCTTAATCTAGTTTCAGATTCAGCCTTTAGATACCATAAGTATCCTCCAGTTCCATCTTCAGTAGCAACTTCTACCCAACCAATTTGAGCAGTATCAGAACCATTTACTACGTATTTGTTTCTGATAATTACAGGTAGGTTAGAAAATTGAGTAAACGCTGGGTCAACACTAATGTATCCATCTGGTTGTGTAGCAGCATCGTAGTTAGGAGTAATAGATCCTTTTCTATACTCAGAACCATATACGAATACTTTTACATTACCAACTAGTCCAGCACCTGCTAAGTTAGCAGCCGTGTATGTGGATACAGTAATTGTACCTGCAGCACCAGGAGTACTAGCAGTAACAAGAGCTTTAGCTTCGTTTCCGAAGTCGTCCATTACTACAACAGTAGCATTTACAGAAATAACATTGTTTACTCCTGCAACAGCACCTGGGTTAAGTGTAATGATACCTGTAGCACTAACAAATGTACAGTTATCATATGCAATATGTAATCTATTTTGTTCAGACCAGATTACTTGGTCACTTGTCATTGGAAGCTCCGCCCCAACCATTCTTAAGAATCCAGATAAAGTTCTATTGCCATATCTTTCAACTTCAGCTTCGTAGATCTCTGGTAAATACTGTTGAGCAAATGATGTAAAATCAGCTGCAGCAGGATCAGTCCACTGTAAATAGTTAGTTTGTAAGACTTCTTGTACTTGGCTTGGTACAATAGTACCAAACTGGGGATTTAAAGCCATAATTTTAAATTTTAATTATTAAATGTTCGTTTTTTGATTTTTAATTTTGATGAATCTGCTCCACTAATAGCTTTTACCTTAAAACCGCTAACGTAGACATCCCCGCTGGCAACTTGCCTTGGCGCATCCGTAGCTGGGTTTTTAGATTGTTTAACTATGTTTTTAACACCGTCTGCTTTACCTTGCTCATAAAAATGAGAAGCTAGCTTGTCAGCATTCATCGCAGCATATAAAGCTTTATGATAACCCGCAGTATCTCCAATATTTCCATCTTTGTCTAAAAATCGGTTTACAAAGTTTTCTATATTAGATTGTGAATTAGCAGTTGCCTTAGGATCTTTTAACTTATATCTAAATCTTTTATCTCCTACCGTATAATCGAAACCTTCAAAATTAGTATTAAATAAATCGCTAGTTTTTTGTTTAAAATTTTCCTGAGACTGCTTTATATTTTCTTGCTGTTTATTGTAACGATTAAAAAAATCCATCGCTTTTTGTTGCTCTTGCGTAACACCAGGTCTTTGCTTTATTTCAGCATAATATTTAGATTTTTTATTTTCTAAATCTTTTTTAGCGTTAGCAACAGCTTCTTTATAAGCTAATTTTTTTCTTCGTATATCTTTTTGCTCATCTAATTCTTCATCAAAACTATAATCTTCCATTATAAGATTAATGTCTTCTGAGTCTAAATGAGGTTTTGTTTTTCTTAAATACTCTTTCAACAATTGATCGTTGTCTAGCTTAGTATAATCTTTATTAAGCTCTACGTAATCTTCAACCGTACCACCTGTTTCATTCATAAATGTTACCAGCTTTTCTACATTTTCTGGTAATTCAGGCATTTTAATTATCGGAGTATCTTGTTTTTTTACTTCAACTGGTTTAACTTCTTCAGTTATCTCCTCAATTACTTGGAGCGGAGATTCTTCATTAGCATCTGTATCGCTGACCCGTACTTCTTTGTCCACTTCTGTGCCAACTTTGGGTTCGTTGCCCACAGGTACTTCCTCTGTTTTTCGCTCTTGAACGGCATCGTCTTCTTTTTTAGTTAAATCAATTTTAGGAGTTTCTACCTTTTGTTCTATAGGTTTTTTCATCTCCATTTTTACAGGCTCAGTGTTAGTTTTACCTAAATCTTTTGCCTTTCTTTTTGGTTTTATTTTACCTTTTAAAGTAAATTCACCTTCTTGCTTGACCTCTACGGCCGCTTTTTTTTCTGCCATAATATAATATAATTAAATAATTAATACTAAATAGTTGGTTGTTGCCCACTTTGAGCTTCAAAGTTAATTGGTAATAAATCATTTTTTCTTTGATCTATCATTTGACTTTGTTGTGTGCCAGCTATTCTTGTTCTTTTATCTTTACGATCTTCAATTGATTGCTCTTTTTTAGACTCGCGTTGATTTTTTACTTGTTCTAATTGTAATTGATAATTAAACTCTTCAGCCATCAACTGACGTTTAATTTCAGCTTCAGTTTGCATACGTTGTATTTCAAACTGAGACTTAGCTTGTTCAAAGTTTACTTTTTCACTAGTTAAAGCTTGTTGTTTTTGAACCTCTGCTTCTGCCGCTGCTTGAGATGCTTGAGAATTTGCCTGAGCTTGTTGTTGACTCATTTCAGCTTGCATTTGTCTTTCTCTTTGCAACTTACGCTTACGCTTCATTTTTAGCATTTGATTAGCTAATTTTAAATTACGTATTTGTCTTATCTCAATAGCGTCTTCTAAATCTACACCACCACTTGATAAAGCTACTTGTATGTTTTGTTCAAGCTTTGCTTTTTCCTCTTCATCTGGTTCAAGGTCTAAGAAAATACCAAAATCGTGTAGATTTAATTCTTCTAAACCTTGCAGCGTTTTAGTATTAAAAACCGTAATGCTTTGATTTAAAGCGTTTGCCGTTAACGGATAATCTAACATATCATTAACTTTTTTAGATATGTTTTCACACATTCTTAAAGTTAAATA